AGCGTTGTGTTTACGGAAGAAAAAATGCAGGCTATCGGTATTCCGGCTGGCACGCTTCCGGTCGGCTGGTGGATTGGCTTTAAAGTGCTTGATGATGATGTTTGGGAAAAAGTCAAGGACGGAACTTATTCAATGTTTTCGATTGAGGGTGAAGCCGAGAGGATAACTGTTTAAAAAGAATATGGTAAGTAATATGCAAGGCATCCGGAAATGGGTGCCTTTTATATTGCAATAAATTTTTCAGGAAGGAGGAAGAAAAGTGGCAACAAAATTAAAAAATCTCAAAATCAGGAAAGTTGATTTTGTGGATGAAGGCGCTAATCCGGATGCTGACATCAAATTGTTTAAAAGAAAAGACCAAGGGAGTGATGTGCAGGCTGATAGTGACAATGGAGAGAATCGTTCCGGTAGCATACTGAAAAAGCTGCTTGGATTTATCGGCAAGGCAGCGGGCATGGAGCAGGACGAAATTGACAGCGCGGTGGATGAAATACAGAAAAGTGATTCCATGAGCTTCAATGAGAAAATCAATGAAGTAAGAAACAGGAATATCGCTGATGAGATGTGGGACATCTGCTATGCACTGCAATCATCTCTCTGTTCGATTCTGAATGATGAAGAACTGGACAGCGCAGGCGCAGCGACGGCAATGCAGGAGAGCCTTGACGAATTTTACGCAGTGGTAAAAGAATCAATTGCGAAATGGTCCAACGGAAAGGCGGCAAGCATTGTCAGTAAGAAGAATGGGGAAGTATCGGAAGCAGAGCTGGATATTATGAAGTCAGCCGTAGTAAGGCTGAATGAAGTAATCAAAAAGGCTGAAAGTGATGCTGAACTAATGGAGGAATCCAAAGAAAACGGACCAAACAATAATATCCTGAAAGGAGAAAAGGAAGAAATGGGATTAAAAATCGACAAAAGTAAAATGACAGAAGCGGAAAAGGCTTTCTATGAAAGCATTGAAAAGCGTTATGGTGTTGATGATGGAGGCAGCCCGTCTGCTGGAGCAGCATCAGTAATATCTGTACCGGATGTACTGGCACCTGAGCCGAGTGTAATTAAGTCTGCGGCACAGGCAAATATTGAGGCAGAACAGACGCAGCAGGCGGATGATCCGGACAATATTTATAAAGGTCTGCACCCGGCTGTGAAGGCAGAACTGGAAGGATTAAAGAAGTTCAGGGAAGAGTCGGAAAATAAAGAACTTGCAGAAGTTGCGAAAAAATACACGATTATCGGAAAGAAGGAAGAAGAGCTTGTCCCGCTGCTCAAGAGCTTAAAGGCAGCAGGCGGCACTGCGTACAATGACATGATTGCTGTGCTTAATCAGGCGGTGGAAACCGTTGAAAAATCGGGTGTATTTTCGGAGATTGGAAAGTCAGGGCATGGCAGTAATGAGAATTCGGCGGAAGCGAAAGTCAGCGGCATTGCCAAGAAGTATATGGATGATGATCCTGCGCTGAGTTATCAGGATGCGGTTGCTAAGGCATGGGAAAATAACCCTGACCTTTTAGACGAATATGACGAACAGGAAGGGTTTTAGGAAGGAGGATGGTATCAAATGAACAGAAATTTTAACGGCGTACAGATTAACCAGAGCGCTACAATTGTGGAACAGGCCGGTGCTAAAATTGAGGACTGTAGGAACAGAATTATGGTCTATGATGACAATGGAAATGTAGTTCCTGCGGCGGACGGCACGAAACCCATTGTAGGCGTAGCTTTGATTGAGTCGGGATTAAATGATATTTCAGGAAAAGATTCAGGATCGGTTGAAGCAGGTGGCGATGTGGACATTCAAATTAAGGATATCGGTTACATTTTGGCTGGCGCGGAAATTCCAAAAGGTACAGAAGTCACTGCCGGCGAGGGTGGTCTTGCAGCAGTAGCAAAGGCAGGAGAATATGTAGCGGGGATTGCACTTACAGCAGTAAAAGAAAATGAATATTGCAGGGTGCAGATTACCAAGTATAAAAAGTAATAATATCAAATATTAGCAGGAGGTTAATTTTATGAAAAGAACAGCAGCAAGCATTCAGGCAGACATTAAAAAGGGTGCTTTCAGACCACATACCGCGCTATCCAATGTAGCGTTGGCATATTTTCAGAGCGATGCAAAAGCATTTGCTAAAACGATATTTCCGGTTTGTCCGGTAAATTTATCTTCTGACAATTATTATATTTTTGCCAAAGAGGATTTATTGCGTGACAACTGGCACAGAAAGCCTGCATACGGAAAAGTTGATCCGGCTGTATTGTCTGAGTATACTGACAGCTATGCTTGTCAGGTAGATCAGATGATTATGGGAATTGACCGTATCAGGGAAACTGATCAGAAACGAAGACAGGGACCTGCAACAAAAGATTCACGAATGCAGCGCACAAGGACTATGGCAGGGCAGGCAAATATTCACATGGATGTAATGTTTGCAAGGAGCTTTTTCAAATCCGGAGTATGGGGGCATGAGGAAAAGGGCGTGGATTCCACAACCGTAACATCAGGGCAGTTTATTAAATTTTCAAATGGAAATTCTGATCCTGTGGCATTCATTGACGAAAAGAAGACTAACATGGAGGAGAATACAGGAAGAATGCCGAACAGGATTGCTATTGGAGTGAATGTATTCAATGCATTAAAGAAGCATCCCGCGATATTAGAGAGGGTGAAATACGGCGGTTCCACTGCAAATCCGGCAACCGTTACAGAGAATGTACTGGCACAGTTATTCGGTGTTGAACGTCTGTCTGTGCAGCGATCCATTATGAATACGGCAGAGCTTGGTCAGGCTGCCAATATGAAGTACATCGGCGATCCGAATGGTTTCCTGCTCGCATATGCAACGAATACTCCTTCCATCGAGGAGCCTTCGGCCGGATACATTTTTACATGGGATATGCTTGGCGACGGTAATATTATGCCCGTATTGAATTATGATGGAGAGTCCGGTACCCATTCCGAGTTTATTGAAGGACTTATGGCTACCGATATGAAGAAAACGGCAGATGATTTGGCAATGTACTTTAGTGATGCGGTATAAGGAGGAGCTGCTATGAAATTGATTGCTAAGAAACCTTGCAGTTTTGGCGGAAAGCAGTTCTTTATCGGCAATGAAATACCAGCAGAATTGGTTGCAGATCCGACGACGCAGGAAAGGTTTGGAATTATTGCGGTTGTCAGTACAGATGATGATAAAAAGGTGCCGGTCGGAAAGCCGGGCACCTCTTATACACAAGAGGAAGTTGACGGCATTGTAGCTGAGGCTGTTTCAGCAGCAGTTGCGGAGCTGGAGAAAAAACAGGAAGAATTGCAGCAGGCAGTTGCAGAACTGACTCAGATAAATCCTGATGTATATGACGAAGCATTCATGATTTCTGTTAAAGGGGCATCTGACGGGGAAAATGTGCAGATGACATCTATACCTGCAACACCGGAGGATATACAGAAAGTATTTGAGATAATGCAGATGAATGCTGACGAAGGAGCCAAAGCGATTACGGATATCAGGAGCGAAAACGTCCTTATATTGTTACATGCAGCGGACAGCCGTAAAACTATCAAGGACGCCGCCAAAAAACAGGCAGATAATTTATTTCCTGATGATGCGGTTCCAAGTACAATCAGGGACAGTAATGCAGCAACAAGCGATACGGCGGCTACAGGTATCAATTCGGAGGGAGCTGATGCTTAATGGCAAAAGGGGTATATACGTATGAATCGGGAAACATATCAGAATTGGGCAAAGACCGTATGCGATTCGAGCTTGGCGACGTAATGGTGGAAGGCGGTTCTGACACAGCGGCATTGACCGACGAGGAAATTCAGGCGGCAATTGATACATATCCAAAATCATGGAAGCGTGCGAAGCTTATGCTGCTTGAAAGTCTGTGCCGCCGTTTTGCTTATGAGGTTGACACAAAGACGGGTCCATTATGGCTGTATATGCAGGAAAGGGCTAAACTGTGGCGTGCTGACTATGATGCTTTGAAAAAAGAAGTATCAGTGGAATTGTGCAGTGCGCGCAGATTCGGTGGTTCATCTCAAAAACCTCCGTATTTTTATACGGGAATGCAGCAGAATGAAAGGGCTGGAAGAGCATGGTAAGCACAAGGATGATGTATTTAAGACCGGGGAATATGTTTAAGGATTTTGTAATTGAATGCAATGATCAGACTGTAACAAGTACGGGAAGGGTGGCAAACAGGCATACTGGAGATGGAACAAAGACTATGCGAGGCTGTCTTGCGGAGGCATCTGATGAAGATAGGACGAACCATAGCCAAAAGGATCATGTGGTCACTCATACGATTGTTCAGGCAGGAATGCCAATGGCAAAACGTACTGACAGGCTGGTGTGTGGAGAGAGAGTATTTTATATTGTTGATATTGATGATGCCGGAGCGCTTGGAATATCAACGATATACTATGCTGAAGAAAGGCGGGATGCTAAATGAAGCTGTGGGCAGAGGGAGAAGAAGGCAGTATTGGCGCTGCTATCAAAATAAAAGTTTCAGAAATAAAAGCCGATGTTAACCGTCAGGTAAGATCAAGAGGCGTCAGGGCAGTAAATGCTCTAAGAAATGCTGAACTAAAAATAATGAAAGGCCAGCGCAGTGGTCGAAAGTATAGAAAACCTTATACCGGAAGTAAAACAAGAGAGGAAAGAAAGAAGTCGGGGTATAAGCCGCGTATGTATACGGCATCAGCGCCGGGAGAAGCTCCGGCAAGACGTACAGGGACTCTGCGCCTGCATTGGAACGGCGATGTGGAAACAAGAGATACTTCCAGCGGTACGGAAGTTATAGCCGTATTGGAAAGCGGCGAGAAATATGCGGCAATGTTGGAAAATGGAACGTCCAATATGGCACCAAGACCGTTCATGGAAAAAATCAAAGAAGAAGCTGCGCCGGAAATCCGGAAGATTTACAGTGAGCCTTATACATAGGAGGTATTAGTATGGCGTTGATGATAGAAAAAAACACAGCAGTCTTTGATACTAACCAGATTAAATGCGGATTTCTGATTTGGGGAAAACACCAAACATGGAATGAAGGCAGAGCAGGGTTTGTGACGGCAGTTACGGAAGAATGCCTGACAGTACAGTATTATCCTGGTATCAGCAATGTAACGAATCATTTTTCCATTCCTGCATCTGAGGCAGCAAACGGGCAGTGGGAAATCCGCTGGTCGGCTGATATGTCGGAAGTACATGAATATGGGATAAAAGAAGACGATAGGGAGGAAACAGAAGAAATGGAAGGAGTTGAGGATGATGATACTGGAAGAATTGATTTATAAAAGGTTTTCCGGTTCCCAAGAGCTTGTGAAGCGTCTTGCATCATATAAAGATGCGCCTGCTGTTTTTAGTCCGGAGCCGCCGGATGAGAGTTCGGAGGGATGGAACGGAAACTCGCAGTATCCAATGGTTATTTACAATTTTGATTTACAGGCGAATGAGGAAAGACACAGCGCTGGTGTTTTGTCAGTATCCCTGCTGTGTCAGAATACGACGGAGGTTATGCCGGAGGCGATTGAACCGTTGGTAAGGAATTGTCTGCGGGATGTGATATTAAAACCGGAAGGTGGCACACCATACTGCTTTACATGGGCGCGGACGGATGCGTTCACCATAGACGATGATAAAGGAAGCGCTACAATTGGGAGTGAAGTACGGTTTGACATTCTTGAATATCCTTCATGGGAAACGTCCGATCCTGATCCTGTGATGGCGGTGAACAAGTATATAAAAGAGTTATATCCGGAGTGCCTCATTATGGGATATGACAGGATGGATGAAATAACAGAGGCGTCAAAAGGACAGCCGGTAATATACTGCCGGCTTCTGTCTGTGGATAAGTCAAGGGAAACAAATACGGTCGCGTGGATGGATGGCAGAATAGCCGTCCATATTTTATGCCCTGACAGCGAAATAAGGCTCAAAATGGCTGCTGCGATTACAAGCAGTATGTCACTGGACGGAGAGATAATCATGCTGGACCACTCGCCTATGTTTATAAAACGTCTGCAGGCGAATTATAAATCTGACTATCTGAAAGACGGGCAGATTTTTGTGACAGGTAATTATGGACTGCTTAGGTATAAAGCAAAGCCGCATGCCCTGACAAAAGTTCAGATTGCATACAAATAGGAGGTATATGATGGCAAAAGAAGCATTAAGGGATGCCAAAAGCGTCGAGAGCACTGAAAATAAATTAGAAGCAGTTCAGGAACAGGCACCTAAAAAAGGACGGAAAGATGCGCAGGAATCCGTATACTCGGTCAGTGAGCTTGCGGACAATGCGGGGAAACTCTTTGGAACAAGGCAGGAATGCGTTGTGACGGCGCTCAAAGCAGCCGGAAAGATGGAATGCACTGTTTCTGATGCAAAAAAGATTGTATCAATATTCTTAAAAAGGGAGGTTGAGTAAATGGCTGGTATATTTAATCCGGGAGAAGTAAAAATACGCCCCGGTGCTTATTTCAACATTCAGAAAAAGGGGGGAAATGCGGCAGCCGACATCATGAACGGTGTAACGGCTGTAATCTTT